CGTCCATTTGTACTTTCCGCGCACGGGTTCCTTCTCGGCCAATCTAAACCACCAATGGTCATCATCCATCGGGTTCGTATCGGCCCATATACCGCGCCACGGCGCGCCTCCGTTGCTCTTGGTTGGGTAACGCCCCACACGATGCGTAAGGCCCTGTACGACGGCGAGAGGCAGCTCACGGGCCTCGTTGACCCAGCCGCCGGTCAGCTCGAGCGAGAGCAGCTTGCGCACATCCTTTGGCTGATCGAGCGCCAGAAAAATAACCTCGCAATCGACGCCAGGCACCTCGTCGCGCGGCGGCAGCTTGATATGGTGCGTGATCGGAGGCGACCAACGCAGCGGCCCCCATTGGCTCTCGGGAAACAGCTCGGTCCATGTCTTGAGCGTTGTGGTGCGCAGCTCGGGGTACGAGTTCCGCACGACGACGAAACGGCTGTAACGGATATTGTCCTTCGGCGAGGCGGGCTGCTTCGCGGCGCGCAGCATCACCTCGGCGGCGCAAGCATACGACTTGCCGCTGCCCACCGGACCCAGCAGGCCGCGAAAGAAGCTATCATCAGCCAGGAATTTCCACGTCGTAGGCGATTGGCTGAAATCAAGGTTCAGCGACCCAAGCGTTTCGGCGTCAGGGGCGCCGCGCTTGCGGCGAGGGGAGTTATCGGCGTTTCGGCGGGCCATCGGCTTCCAGCGGTTGCGCCTCGAGCTCGTAGCCCAAGGCCATGAGTAACTTGTCAACGGTTTCGACACTCGGGACATGCTCGCCCAGCTCGACGTTCTGGATCGTCTGCCTCGGCACGTCGGCCTCGATACCGAGCTGGAACAGCGTCCAGCCTTTTTCGCGACGCAATTCGTTAATCAGTGTTGTCGTCCAGTGGCTCATCTTCCTCAGGCCCCTTCAGGTTGATACCAATCAACGTCGGGCGATTTACATTCGGGTCCGCCTCGAGCAATCCGTGGTGCTTCGCGAGCAGGCGCAGCGCACTGATCTTGTCGTGCATCTCGACCTCGACGTTGTGGCCATGCTGCGTCGCCGTGACCTTCACGCGCTTCACCGCCTTCCTCGCGCCGTGGCTGAGCTGCTCAGAGCCCTTGAACGCGACGCGCCCGTGCTCATCCCACGCCACAATGTCCGTGATCTCGGACGCGGCAATCGCCTCGAGCTCCTGACGCACGGCTTCGCGGCGCTCGTCGTCCTGACTTTGCAGCGCGGCGCGCGCCTCGCGGACGGATACGGGTTTGTCAGTCATCGGGGATCTCGCCTAAGCCGTCGCACTCGACGCAATCTTGCGTGGAGTACGTCACCCACGGCCCGTGGCCGTTGACGCCGTAGCGCATAACCTCCTCGTAGCCGGCGCCGTCGCACTCCGGGCATGTCCGCCAGCCCGCGTCAGGCATTTTGTGGGAAATCCCGCTTGAGGCGCTCCAGGTATAGGATCGCGTCCATCAGCTCCTCCTGCGCGTCGATGATCCATTGGCGTGTCGGCGCGTCGTTCTCGGCCATCGTGCATCCGTAATGGCGGATTCCCTCGGCGCTGCGGTCGTGGAACCGGCGCGTCACGGTTGCGACGATGGGGTCCGGCTCCTCGGCCTTGTGCAGCGCGCGGCGGCGCTGGCAATCGGCGCAATTACATCTCATGGGCAAAACTCCTAAAATTTTGCGCGAGGCCCCCCTGTGAGTAAGGCCGGGGTGCCCCCCCTAGGGGTGGGGTCTCGAGGCCGAATCGGCCCGATCTGGGCCAACCTCGAGGTAGCTGCGGGATGCCCGAAGCTAATCCCCCGATTGGGTTTTGTAACTCTAGCTCAAGCCAGCCCATGACGCCACCTGATTGAGCGTGAGCGGCGGCTGACGCCCGGATTTCAGGGCCTCGAGCGTCATCTGCATGGCGTAATCCCGCACCGCTTCGGGCTCTACGCCTTGCTCAGCAAGGGTTTCGGCCACGGCGAGGCTCGATTCGGCCGTGCGGTGGACGCCAGACGCGGCCGCGACGCCGCTGACAAACGCTTGTGCCAGCGATTTCGCCTGCGTCCCCCGTACCCCCTTACTTTTATGCGCTGCCTCCTCGACGGGCGCCTCATCGAGCTCAGCCACCACACGCGGCTTTGGGCTGATGAACTGTTCATATGTCGGCATTGGCGTCTCAATGCCCTCGTAGAGCACTTGGAAGCGCGCTGTGTACCAACGCCCCGGCTGCCTGCGCGGCACTGGATACGCCTTGCCCTGCAAGCGGCGCAGGTAGCCTGCTTTGACCAGCCGGCCGTAGTGACGCGACACCGTGGTTACGCTCTTGCCAATATGACGCGCCACCGTGATGCGCGACGGCCAGCAAATCCCGTACTTGTTGGCGTGCAGGCAGAGCGCGCCCAGGACACGCAGTCCCGTTGGATGCAGCTCGTCGTCCTGTATCGCTCGAGCTGGCATGATGGCGTAGAGCCGTGTGTCCGGCTTGCCGTCAAAATGGGATTTCATCGTCGAGATCTCGCTTGTTGATGCCCTCGATTGTGGCGTCAGGCCACACCTCCTTCGCCTTCAGCGCCGCAGTCGGGATCATGTTGACGAGCTCGTCGATGTAGAAGCGCGGCATGTGATCTGGCAGCACGCTGAACTGCGCAGCGCTGGTGTAGATGCACACGAGCTGGCCATCGCGACGCTTGCCAATCCACAACGCTTCATCGGCTGGCTTAATGCCATCTGCTCGAGCTGCTGCGTCGAGGGCTCGCCACGCTCTCGCCATTGCGCCGGCACGTTTTGCGATCAGCTCGTCATCGCCCGACGCAATCGCGTCATCGAGCTTCTGCTGCTGCGCCTCGAACTTGGCTTTCAACTCCGGCGCGACATGGTTTTGTAAATGTCCGCCCCACACGAGCTCGAGCTCTGTTGCGATGCGATCCAAATGCTCGATCATGGCCGACCCGGACGGGACACGGGACACTAAAGATGTGTCCCATGTGTCCCGGCTCGCGTGATTTGGCGATTGTTGTCCCGCTGCGTGTCCCGGCCCGTGTCCCGTCCTGCTACGTCGTTGTTTTTGCTGCGTCTTTTTCATAGGTCCGTGTCCCGCAACGTGTCCCGGCGCGTGTCCCGGGCAAACTCCTCTCCATCCTGCCGAATTGGCCATGCGCGGCCATTTCTAGCCCCTGCGCGTCGCTTTTTGACGAGTGCATTGGCTGCTCGATTGAACGCTTTTCGCTTCGCCGTGCGGTCGCCTTCGCTGATTTCCAAACCCAGTGCCATGTCGCGCCATTGCTCCTGCGACACCGTTGGCCAATCGACGCCGTTCTGGTTTGGCCGCCCGCTCTCGAGCAGCGCTTCATGCAGCGCGTGAAGCACGGCTTGCTGTACCGTCGTGAGCTGTTCCTCGACCTGAGGTTTCTCGCCGAGGCTCTCCAGCACGATGCTGCTTTCCACATCATCGAGCACATGCGCCTGGACATAGACCTTGTGGCCTTGGAACCACGCCGGCTCGGCCGCCTCGAAATCCTTCATCTTCTGCGTGATGACCTCGAGCGTGGTGTCGTTGCGCTTGCACTGGAGCGCCGCATCTAATGCGCCGAGCAGTGAGCTCGAGCCACGCAAGCCACGGTCAACCTTGCCCTGGTGATGCACCGCGATAACCGTCGTGTCGGGCGCGAAGTGCGCCTTTACCGCATCCAGCGCCTTGATTGCCTCGCCCATGTCCGTGGCGCTGTTCTCGTCGCCCGACATGCACCTTGCCAGCGTGTCGAAAACGATTGCCCGCAGCGGTTTGCGCCGCCTCATAGCCTCGAGATCCGCGATCAGCGCGTCGATTGCGCCTTCCTCGCGCAGCGGCACCGGCTCCTCGATCACGCCGAACACGCCACGCTGCGGTTCGACACCGCGCCAATGATGCCACGCCGCTACACGCTTACGCAGTGCGCCGCCACCTTCGCCCGCCACATAACAGACATAGCCTTGCTCGAGCTCGTGGCCGTCGAAAGGCACGCCGTATGCGAGGCTCAGCAGCATGTCGAGCGCGAGGAACGATTTGTAGCTGCCGGGCTCGCCATAGATGGCCGTCAAGCTCGACTGCGGCAGGTAGTTTGGGATGAGCCAATGCGCCGGCTCGCGCGTAAGTATGTCAGTCAGGTCGGCATACTTGTACGTCGTCGTGATGTCATCCAGAGCGACAGGCTCTGCGCTTTTGACCAGAGCTGCGAGCTCGAGCTTCGTGCCGCCGGCTTCGATCCAGTCCGCCACATCGCCCTTGTGCTCGAGCCCCGGCAGCTCGACGCGTCGGATCTCGCTTGCCCACGGCTTTAGCTTCTCAATTACGTCGTCTGCGTGATCGCTGCCTGCTTGGTCGTTGTCTGGCAGGACGAACACGCGCCGGCCGTCGAGCCATTTGCCCAGACTTACATGCCAGTTCTTTGCGCCGCCGGCGTTGCAGGTTGCGAGCAATCCGAGCTGCTCCAGCGCGTGGACGCACTTCTCGCCTTCGACAATGAAGATCGGCTTGTCTGGCGCCGCGAGCAGTTTGTCCAGGCGGTATGGCACCGGGTAAAACGCGCTGTCTTTGCTCGGCGCCAAGTTGCGCACCGTGTATTGCCGGAACGTCTTGTCGCCGGTGCCATCTTCATGCCGCTCGACGCGCAGATGCCTCTCGCCGTGTTCGGTTGCGTACCAGTATGTCTCGACGAGCTGCATCCCGGGCTTAAACACGCTCATATCTTCCACCGGCGCGTCATCGAGCGGTGCGCCGAACTCGCTGTGTAAATAACGCGCAACGGCGCCGCGTTCCTCGCGCTCACCCACGGGGATCAGGTGAGTTCGCACGAGGTCCACGACGCCGCCGCTTTCGCCCGTCTCGTGATCCATCCACACGCCTCGGTCGAGGCGCACAGACTTCGAGCCGTGGGTCCCCCAACGGACCTCGTGCTCAGTGACACTTGACGGTTCACCCCACACAGCTCTGGCTGCTGGCAGGATGTATGATCCCCAATCCTCCATGACGCTTAGAACAAATCGTCGTCGCCATCATCGGAGGACGGGGAGGGCTGCTCCACCGCTGCGTCGCCGGGACGATCAACAAAGCCCGTGACCTCGAGCTGCGGCACACGCACCGTGGCCGGCCCCATCTTCACGGACTCGCTTCCTGTCACCTTGACTGCGGCTACCTTGCCCTTGTTCTTGGCTGCTCCGGCGTGGATCTCGCCCCAGATTGCCTTGAGAGCTGTCCTCGAAGCCGCTGCATTTGTGGCCCAAGGCTTCCAGCCCTCGCTCAGAGCGCCGTCTGCCTCGGTCACATAGACATCGACATAGACCGCCGCCTTATGCTCGTCGCTCGGCGGTGTCATCTTGGTGCCTGGGATCTCGGCCCACACCCAATCCGGCGCCTCGCCAGTCGCGAGCTTGCCGAAGCCTGTCTTGAGGCTCGCCGGGTCGATCAGGAAGCCCGTGAGCTGCACCTCCGCACCGTCGATCTTCCACGCGTTGGCTTGGCTGCCCCAGCTAAAATATGCACCTGCGCCGCTATCGAGCGCGTCGAATGGATTGTTCATCAGTTTGCCTCCT